CAAGGTTATACATCGCAGTCAATCCACGACCTGGCATATCTAGTAAATTAGCTACGCCTGACCCAGCGGAATACTTGACCGGAACGCCAAATACGCGCTCAGCATCGTTATAACCATCTAACCGTTGACGAAACTGCTCAGAAGATAGGCCTTCTGTCGCAAGATACTGGCGGATTTTTTCCGGGGCCGCTCCCTTGTCGACCATAGTCTGGACATTGTCCCTGATGCGGCCAAAATCTTTCCAAAAATCGCTCATTACTTGCGCCTTTTCAGTCCAAATTCATCGTAGATATCTTTGCTGTTCGCTTGAGTCGGAGATGTGTTTACTTGCTGTTGTGGCGGCGCAGAGCGCAGAGTCGCAAAATCGACATATTTATTGATTGGATTATTGGCATTCCACTTTGCTTCAAATCCGTCCAGCGTACCGTAGGATTTGCGGTATTGTGCGGCCGCCTGCTGCTTGGTCAGGTTGTAATCTGCAATGCCTTCAATAGTGTTCATGATCTTGCGTGACGCATCCGGTTGCAACGCAAGATTTGGATTGGCCTTCAAGGCGAGCATCACTTCAGAGGCGGCAGGACGTGACGTAAGTTGCTTTGTCATCTCAAAGGCCATATTCAAAGCTTCTTTATTGAAGGCCTGCATATCAGCAATATTGCCTAGTTTGGAATTGACAGCATCTGGATCTGCGCCCATTCCTATCAAAATCCCGCCAAGCTTCTCTTTATACGGAGTTAATGAACCACTGGTAAATCCTTTTGTAAGTTCGCGCATATCAGCAACCCGAGCCTTGACGGTTTGCGCTGCATTGGCCTTTTCGTCTATTTCTTTTTGGTAGTCCGCAAGGTTCTTCCCATAAGCATCTTGCTCTGACTTTGCTGCAGTTGATTGCCCTACGCCGATCTGGTTAGCCTGAACCGATTGAGGCTGTACTTGCCCACTAATGGTGCCTTGAGGCGTGGTGAGGTTAATTTTTGCAGATTCGCCAGATTGATTTGCTTCATTTTGAAGAGCATCCTGCGTAGCAGTTGGCAGGAAGCGAAGCGGCAAGCGACCGCCATTCCTTTGGAAGTCAGCCCACTCTGTCGGAGAAAGCTGAATCTCACTACCATTAGGTGTTTTGAGTGGGATTGGAGCGCCATATCGCCCCTCAATCGCTTTGGCCCGATCAATGCCTTCCATGGATGCTGGATCATTTTGCAGCTTCCCATCCGGGCCAGTAGTAAGAACTCCATATCCACGATTAACGATCGGCGGAAGAAATTTCTGTCGAATTGCGGCATCCCTCAGCTCAGCCGGAAGCAGCTTTACATCTTTTGAAAATTCCGTAGGCTCAAACTGCTTGAGATACGCAGCGTCGTAGGTTTTCGGATCACTGTTGTACAGCTGGAATGCCTGCAGCGGGCTCATCCCAGGCAATACTCGGCTGCCGTAGCCAGACTGCTGCGCCTGCCCTTGTTGCGGAGTGCTCTCTAGTAATTTCGAGGCAATAGCCTTCACCATATTGGGGTCAGTTGCCCCCGGATTGCCGTAAACCGGCGCGGAACTGAATTGCGCCATTGTTCCATCTTCAGTTGGCAGATATTTATTCTGAGTAGCGCCCGGGGCAAGTTGCGAAGCAGTTTGCAATGCTGATTGGACAACCTGTGGTGCCGGTGCTTGAGGTTGGCCACCGATTCCGAATTGAGCGCGCATCATGTCACCCTGTTGGGTGGCAAGCGCTATTTGCTTCTTGTCTAGGTCATCCTGCTGATTCTTGCCGATCAAGCCTTGAGCCAGTTTTGCGAGATATTGCGTCGGATTCGGGGCCACGTAATGGCCGCTGACCATCTGTCCGTCGGGCGCTTGCAATGACGATTGCTGCAGAGCTTGAGCAATGGCGCGCTGACGATCGATTGCGGCCTGCTGTACCTGCATTTCAGCAGGCGTAAGCGGAAGAAAATCTGCCATGGTTACGCGTCCTGTTGGAGTGCTTGAGCGAGTTTGTACATCGGCGTGAAATCCACTTGGCTGAATTTCGGCTGATCACCGTTGCCGAGAATGAGCGCTTGGGCCAATTGCTGTTGCTGCTGCGGTCCCTGAATCTGCATCATCCCCGGCGTGTTGTTCGAGATCGTGTTGGGTACGAGACTTGTGCCACCCACAGAATATGGACTCATGCCGCCGCCAGCACCGCCAGTTCCGCCGCCAGTTCCTTTTAATGCTGTCGCCAGCTTTGCGAGATTGTTCGGCGTAGCAAGCGACTTGAGCTTGTCTAGAATCGGTGAGCTAGACAGATCAGTTGTCGGCAAGTTTGTGTTCAGAATGCTTCCCGGAGGCTGCGCGTTCTGATTCGCGAACTTATTCCACTCGCTCGACAGCTGATCCACACCATCGACCGGCGAGACGTCAGTCGGCATGTCAAAACCGGAAAAGTCGGAAGCGCTTAGTGCTGACGGGTCAGGCAAATCGGTGAATCCACCCTCCCAGCCCTGTTGGCTCAGCAAATCAGCTAACGAGTCTTCGCCAATACCTTCTGCCCCCATTGTTCCGCCGATACCATCGGCACCAATCTCTCCAGCCTCTCCAGCCGCCCCAGCGGCACCAACGCCGGATAATCCAGCCGCTACCGGAGCCATAAACGTGATAAAAGGCAATGCATTTTCCATGAAGCTAGCATTGGGGGAATCCCCGGCCCATGAAGATACTGGATTTAAGTTTGCATCCAGCCCAACAAAGCGCCCCCCATTCTGCAGAATGTGTCTAGCTCCTGCTGCCATGGCATCGTAGCCAGCCGTGCCGCCGTTATCTATAGTCCAGCCAGTATTATTGCCTGTCCACGGCTGGTCACCATCTATCGCATTGTTAAGGGCCGTACGCGCAACCCCTCTGATGGTGTTTAGCTCATCAGCAGTTGGCGTCCACGCAGTCCCCCAGGAGGGAATATTCTGATTCGGACTTTTAGCCATGATTGCGCCTCATTAGAATGTTTCCATGTCGCTCGGCGACATGTTGTTATTTTTCATCCAATCCCAATTGTTGTTGGTCCAGTTCGCATAGTTGGAATTGTTGTTGCCGTTAAACAGGCCGCTAACCATGTTGCCCACCCATGGCGACTGCATCGCCGCTGAGCCGATGCCAAACAGGCCGTTCGTGAAATTCGTTTGACTTGCCCGGTTCGCATTTTGCTGCGCAAGATTGGCGTTGTAACCTGTATTGGCTGCATTCATGAAATCGACGCCGGGGATGCTCGTTCCAGTCATACCACCGAAAGAAGGCATATTGAATTGCGTGCTTCCGTGTAGCGACGCGATATCGTTGATCGGCGAGTTGTGCAGGTAGTTTTGCTCTGCGACGCCTTGCTGGCGGCCTTGCATACCTGCGTTGAATCCTGCCACGGCGTTATTCATGCCTGCCTGGTTGGCTTGCAGGCCAAGCCCGAAGAGGCGCGATTGCTCTTGTCCGCCAGCCTGAATTGCACTGTCTCGGGCATCCCCGTAGGCCTTCTGTTTCGTGAGATTGAAATTGTTCATCTCACGGTTATAGGCCTCGGACCCAGGCATGATTCCTTGATTCGCAAGCTTCGACTCCAGATCATTTTGAGCCTGCTGGAACTGAGGATCGAGATATTGCGTCTGCTGACGATAGACAGAGTCGCGGACGGTATTCAGATTGTTCGCATCTGCGGTCGGCAAGCCGGGAACATTGCTGGTGTCGAACGTCGGCGCAGCAGCAACCGAGTTGTAATTGAGGCCATTCGATAGCGCACCATTAGCGCGATTCAGCATGTTTCCGAACAGTGCGTTCGACTGATCGAAATTCTGCTGCAGCTGCGGAGATAAAGACGTGTTGAGCGTCCAATGCCCATCCGGCCCCATCGTCAGCGTGCGCGAACCATACGGACCAACTTGGTCCGGATTGTTCATCAACTGCTGTTGAATGGCATTGTTCTTGTTGTAATCAGACTGGGCATTCGCCAATCCCATGTAATCCGGGATGCCATTTGGTCCAGTAAAGCTATTCCAGTTTGGCGGCGTATATGGCGCAGGTTGGCCATTGAATCCATACTGCTGTTGCCATTGCTGTGCGATGTACGGGTCTTGCGAGGCCAGTGACGCCAAATTTGACCCGCTATCCATCTGGATGCGCTTACCTGTCGGATCGGTGTAAGTGGCTCCAGTGTCAGTCCGCGCCAGTTTGCCCCCGGCCCAATCAATCGATTGCCCGACCGGTGTGTTCTTGAAAAAGTTCTGATAATCCGCCTGCATCTGTTGCGACGGGTTGTTCGTCTGTTGCGGCTGATTCGTTGGCTGCACAGTCGGGCGCGCTAACCCGAAGAGATTCACCGGATGCACCATGGCGGACGGATTGAATTGCGGAGTTTCCGACGCCACGCGATCTTGAGCGGCATCCGCAATGGCGCTGTATGAGTCGCCGGCAGAAGCTGCTCCGTTATAGGTCGGCGCTGTGCCTGTCTGCGCACCACCGTTTTGAGTCTGCGGGGCGGGCGTATTGGGCACAATGCCGCCAGAAGCGTAGTGCGCAGAATCCATTTGCGCGCGACGAGCCGCCTCGCCTTCTGGCCCATACCATTGGTCCTGCGTCAGCCCGTAAGCCTGCCATGGATTGGTATGTACTTTATGAGCGGCGCTAAATTGTTCAGGCGTCCAATTCGACCAAGTGTAATTGCTGTCTGCCATGATTTTTCCTAGATTACGCCGCCGTATTCATATACATAGTCAATCGACGACCACCGAACATCGAGTACATTGCTTGAAAATTTGAGCCTGAGAGCAGCGCAGAATCCATACCCTGAAATCGTCTGCCAGTCCTTGTAAATCTGCTGTCCAGAAAAACTACTTACATCCCACATAGCGCCATCCCAAAGCGCAACGGTTCCAGTAAATGTTGTTGTCTGCGTGCTGTCGGTGTCGTCAAAATCGGTGTTCAACCCGATGCCTGGGGATGGGTTGGCATTTGCGGAAAATACCGGGCGCGCCATCTTCCATTGCTTCAGCCTTCCTTCAGCGTCGAAGTAATTGAATGCTGGCTTGGCGTCTGTGTTGATGTTTGCCCCGGCGTCTGAATTGCCCTGCCATGCTTTGCATACAACGCCATTCATGCCGAAATACAGCACGTCATCCATGACGGCAAAACAGTTGGCATTCCAGCCTTTGAACCGGCACCACGCACCAGTAAGGGTATTCATCACGTACTGATGCGATTCGACGCCTGGATTCACTGGCACGTTGAAAATCAACATGTTCTGAGTCGGGAAAAGCGTCGCCTCCCACCCAAAATTGCTCTGATAATCTGTCGTGGATTGCGTTACCTGCCCACTGATCTTGTCGGAGATAGCAATCCTGTTGTCTGTTCGCGTGGAAGCGAGAGCCTTAGATAGCGGCTCGAATCCGTCCAGTGTAATCAGGATCAGTTCGCCGCCGTACTTGGTGAAACACCGCGTTCCAATCGGCGCACCCAGCTCATAGACACCTGCAAGCGCAAATGTCGAAGCGTTGGATGGATCTGTGCCGTGATATACAGCGACCTCGCCGCGAGATGTGACAATCACAAGGTGATCGTCCATCCCATAGCCACCGTCAACCGTCCATGTGGCCGTTGCGACGATCCGGCCGCCCTTCTTGAACAGCGAGCCGAAATTGATTTCGCTTGCCGCGCCGCTTACTGATTTCAGGCCCAAATACCAGACAGACATGCTGTTTTTCTGGACGAGGAAAATGCGCTCTTTCCAGACATTCGCATGGATGAAATCGGCAGTCGTCAGCGAGCCCAAGCCAGTAACACTTGGATTGCTCCACGTCGAGCCGTTGTACATCTGGGCCAAGTCTGCACCATTCACGGCCCACAGGAACTTGCCGCCAGATGTTGCAATATTGACGTACTGGAATTTGCTATTTGTGAGGCCAGTAACCGCCGCCGCGCCAACTGCCCCGCCTGCTGTCACGTCATAAATCCCGCTGCCGCTCGCGGCGAACATGGTTGCGCTAGTGGTGCCGTTGTACACCATCAGCGTGTTCACCTGATTTGGAAGGCCGGTGGTGAAGTTGGTATAGCCGCCACGCGAGATCAGGTCGGCGGTCCGTGGAAACCAGTTGTCCAGAATGATCGCGTCGGTAGGAGGCATTGCTGCCAGCGGATCACGCGCATTCCATCCGCCAATAGGAGCCGGCAGCGTCTTCGTGACAGAATGCTGCGCCCGATTGGATTGTCGCTGTGGCTTAAGGAGCATTCCAGTTCCCAATCGGCACCACAATGCCAGTGCGGTTATCTTCTTGGCGGCCCATATCGAGAACTTGGCTTTCCTTGTCTCTCGCGATGGCGTTCAAAACGCGAGTCTGGTACTGGCGGAAGTCCTCCGCGTAATCGAGGCCTTTGACTTTCTTCCAGCGCCACACCAGACCTTGAATCATCAACTGCTCATCGAGCAGAGAAACATCTGTATCAGCCGCAAAAGCCGTTTGCCCCGTTCCTCCTGATGACTGGCACCAGTTCGAAGACTGATATTCGAAGTAGTAAGACTCGCCGGCTGCGGGGACTGGCATCAATAAGAGCAATCCGCCACGCACACGATATTTCGGGAACGGATTCGTGATCGCCCATGCTTTATAGTTTTGCCATGTCTGCGGGTCGAGGCTTCCATATGCCGGAAGGCGGCGCGTGCGGTCCCAGATCGTTCCGTTGATGATGTACTTGAAGCCTGGCGCAATCGTCGTGATTTGACCTTGGCTTTCCGTCGCAACCGTCGTGAAATTGGCTTCCGTCTGCAATGCTTGCCAATCGTAGCTCAATCCAACTGATGTGCCCGTGGATAGTTCCTCGCCCTCTTCATTCGCGAGATTGAGTAACTGGATGACCTGCAGATCAGTCGATGACGCAACCGCAGACGGCGCAGCGATACCAATCCGCTTGCAGGCGGTCTGGATAATAGATAAGCAGGTCATTTTCTCTCACAAAATCAGGCGATTTCGACGTCTTTGCGTGGGCGACCGCGTTGCGGACGGTCTTCTGCGTTGGCGGCTATCTGCTCTTGAACAAGTCGCTCCAGCTTCTCCAAACGGCTCTTGAGCGATTCGTTCTCGACTTCAAGCGCGACGATCTTTTCGGCCTTCTCGTCGCCGGACTTCAGCCACAATTCAGCCTTGTGCTTGAGTTCGCGGCCACCCATGCCGAAGCGCTGAATTGCCTGCTCAGTCCAAGCAGCAACCTGCTCGATGGTGTAGGTCTCCATCGAGTGCATGTTTTTCACTTGTGCGGGAGTCAGGACCGGCCACTCTGTAACCGGGAAGCCGTCAGGCTGGTTCTCGTAGCCCTTTTTGAAGTTGTCGTAGAGCTTTTCTGCGCGCTCGTACCACTCAACGGGCAGTTGCGGCGGATTGCCATTCAGGCCATAGGCCTTGACCTTCAGTTTCTCAAGCCATTCCTCGGCTTTGCATTCAACCTCATCTTTGTCGCCAATCTGTTTGACGAACACGAGGTTGACTTCTCGGGGAACATACCGGCCTTGTTTGATGGACTCGTTACGGTCTTCCTCGTAACCTTTTTCAAAGCGGATGGCGGGGCATTTGTCTTGCTGTAGCGTGACTGGCATAAGAGTTGTCCTATGGTTTAGTCGTAAAAAAAGGCCGCACATGGCGGCCTTCGGTGGAAAATCTGTGTGTTATCGGGAGATGTAGAACAGTGCGGCTATGCCTTGGTCTTCGGACCATTCGACGCGATAGCCAAGCTCTTCGAACTTGTTCAGCCACCATTCGTACGGATGGACTGAGAGATGGAGCGGTTGCCCGATGAGAGCCCCGCAAACGTCATCTACTAGGCTGATCTGAAAAAAAACGCGCTCAGAGGCGCGCATGATGTTGTTGATGACTACGTCCACCTTGTCAGGCGGGATGTGCTCCATGACGTCAGTACAGAAGCCTAAAACGCTATGGATGGCGAATGGCTCCGTCAGATCATGACGATAGAAGGTGTACCAATTCCCGGCTTTGACGTCAGAATCAAGGCTATTGCTGGTGAAGTCTGTCAAAATGAATTCGCAGCCTGTCAGATCGTGGATCTTCTTTGCACCACGACCTGTTCCACAGCCGAAATCGATAACGACATCGCCAGATTTCACGCCGGCGACTTCAATGAACTTGTCCGCAACCAGCTCACCCGGCGCAACTTCACGGTATTGGTCGTGCTTCCACATCGATTCGTACTTTTCCTGCTCCGACATGGGGTGATTCCACATTTCTGGCAGCAGGCCGGAGCCATAGACATAGATTTCGCAGCCGGCGTCTTGCAATTGCTTAGCGCGCGGGATGAATGAATCTGCCTGCAACTTCATGGTGAAACTTGCAACGAACTCTTTGCCGTTGTAGTGAACAATCGTGCAAGGATCGCCATCGTTGATGGCCTGATGGAATGCATGCCCTTGACCGTCGTGATGCGATGAGTCCATGCCATAGATATGGATAGTGCGATATCCCATCGCATACAGAAGCACGAGCGCGGTATTCCCGACCGATGCAGCAGAGCCGATCAGGCAATAATCCGAATCATGCTCGGGGAATCCGTCTTGGCGGTCCACTTCCAGATCGCCATAGGTTGAATGCCAAAGCTTGGCACCTGGGGCCATCTCGAAGCACTTCGGATTGCATTGCGACGCGAAAAGATGCGTCTTCGCTGGGCCGACGAGCTCAGCCGTGCATGGTTGCGCGTCCATGATGACCTGAAAATCAGGATGGATGCCGTTGCGGTCAAGGAATGACGCTGCGCCATTCAATGCGAACAGCTCTTCGCCCTTCTCTTGGCGCGATTTGATCTCGTCGAGATTGTCAGCCAGACTCGGGCCGGAGCCGCAGATCACCGCAATGCGATCATGCGGATCTTCTGTCTTTACCCAATCTTTGACAGCTTTTGAGTTGGTCAGAACATTTGCCAGAATTTCTTCTTCCGGCGTATTGCAGACAACATCCAGCTTGACGCGTAATGGCATGGATGCCTGCGGATTTTGGAACGTGATTTCTGTGATCATGGTCGTCCTGTTGAGGATTTGCCCTACCCCCTCAGAGAAGAGGCAGGACACTTACCCATCAGGGAAAGTTGGTTAGGTCACGCGGCCTTGCATCCGTGGACGATTGATGATGAGCTGAACAGTCGTGGAAGCTGTGGACTTTGCGACAGTCAGAGCACCTTCAATTTCCTTGCCAGATCCAGTGCCGGCCACGAGCCCAGCAGTCAGGATGCCTACTGCCACGTTCGAGCCAAGAGCAAGACCGGAGGTCTTCTTGGCAATAGCGTTGCCGCTGATCTGATACCAGCCATATTGGCTTGCGACGTTGGCAGACATTGCGAATGCAATCGGTTGCGGCTTGTTAGTGCCGACCGGCGCAAGCGTTGTCAGATAGTTCGACGTGTTGTAGACGACTGGCGAGCCGACTGCGGTGTTTGCGACGCCCTTCAGATAGATGAACTCGCCTTCGCCATAAGTCGGGTCGGAAGCGTGAACGATCGTTCCAAGGGGATGATTTTGCACGGTGTCGGTCGTAGCGATGGCCTGCACACCAATGCGAGCGTTAGAAATAACGTATGCCATGATGTGTCCTCCTTAAGCCTTCATGACGCCTTGCAAGTGGCGGTTCGAACAGACCAAGTTGCCTTGGAACAGAATCGGAATCACCACTGCGTCTTGGTTGATCGAGGACATTTCGTCCATCATTGTGAAGTTGGCGTCCTCATGCGCGATCATTTCCAGGTAGTCGGTATTCAGGAAATACGCATGCGCCGATGGGATGCCGCCTGACGAGTCGAAGAACACATCAGCCGTCTTGTACTTGATCGACGGGCCAGCGCCACCAGTGAAGTTTTGCGAACCGTCGGCGGTGTAGCGCTTGAGCGAGGTCTGCGAGGCCTCGTACATGGCGTAGTAGTCATCCGACATGACGATCAAATCCGGCATATCTGCGCCACGGCAGAGCTTGATCCACAGGTTGAGCATTTGCTGCTCGATAGTGGATGCGCTCATCGTCACAGCGGAACCGCCTTGAATCGGGGCAGCAGCTGATTGGACCTGCGACTTCCACCAGGTGTAGGTCGAGCTGTTGATGCCGCCGACCGTACCTGTACCAGCGTCGGAGACGAGTGCTTGCAGGCCACCGATCTGATTCGAGAGCGTGCCGTCCGAGTAGATATCGGTGGACATGCCGTTCGCAGCAGACTTGATGGCGTTCTTGATCTTTTTATCGACCAAGTTGATGAAAGCAGAGTCGCCGGCGTTGGTACGCAGTTCGAGGCCGGATGCGGTCACATTGATCGCAACTTGACGCCACGGGAATTCAGCGGAAGTCAGCACATCGACCGCTTGAATATTCAGCGTGTCGTAGCCCGAATAGCGCTGATATGTAGAGTTGGACTGGTATTCCAACGGGAGTTGAATGGACAGGCCGCCATCACGAGTCGTTGCTTTGCCCTTTTCGGCAATGCGACGGTACAGAGCATTGTGGTTCGTGAAGTTATCGGCGGTCTTCTTTTGTGTTGCACGGTAAGTGGTCGAGACCAGTTCCGTGAACGTGGTAAACAGGCTGCTTTGACCTGGAGAGGCCATGGTATTACTCCTTCAAAAATGGGAATGCGCTGTCTCCCGACAGTGCGATTAGCGAGAGCGGATTTCCTTCAGCTTCTCGGCCATAAACTCCTTGATGTCGCCTACTGGCTTCTGTGCAGGGAGGGTTCCTCGCTTCTGCACATTGACCGAAGAGGCTTGGCGTGCTGCCTTGGCTTTCTCGGCTTCCTCGGCGCGTTTCTTCGCCGCCTCCGCCTCCAGTTCTGCCCGCTGTTTAGCGAGTAGTTCCTGTCGATGCGTAGGGGACTGCCACAAAGCCGCCTCATAGGCTTGGTCTAACGTGATGGGCTGGCCGCGATCAATTGCCGCTTGTAGAAGCGTGCCGATCTCGTAGCGCAGTTCATCGAAGTGCGGCTTGTTCTGCTTCGCTTGCTCAATGGTCCTGTTAAGTTCCTCTTGCTCGCGTTGGGCAGCAACTGCCGCGATTTGCTGGTTTTGCTCCTGAACCCGGCGCAGCTCTTGTTCAAGGCGCTGCTGGTTCGTGAGCATGTATTGGAGGTTTGGATCGACTGGCTGGACCTCAGGGAGCCCCTGAGACAGATCGATGCCATAGCCTTTCGCCAGTGATGCGAAGGCCTGAATCTTTTCTTGTGGCGTGCCGTGAGTTAGCTTGCGGTCGGCTTCAAATAGCGCCTTGACCGCCACGTCAGGCGTTACACCCCACGATTTAATGGTTTGCTCGTACGGCTGGATGGCCCGATACATCGTCTGCGCATAATTCGCAGCCTGCTTGTATGACTCGACGCCCTTATGGAAATCAGCCTCGCGCTTGAGGATTTCGCGCTGTAGGGCTGGGCTGGCCTTGGAAAACTCGGCTTTTCCTTCCGGCGTATAGCTCGATGGCGCTGCGACTGTCTGCGCTGGCGCGGCTTGTGCCTGTTGCTCAGTTTGTTGTGCCGCCTCTTGAGCTTGCGGCGCTGCCTGCTGTGCAGCCTCTGCCGGCTCGGCCTTTTGCGCATCAGCCTTGGCAAACTTGCCATCCGGGGCGCGAACTCGCTCTGCCTTCGATTCTTTCTCTTGTTTGGCTTCCGTCTGAGTGTTGTCCTCTTCGGAACCGCGAGAGCGAATCTCTCTCAATTTCTCGGCCATCACCTCCTGAATAGAAGGTTCGTGCGCTTCTTGCGTGTCTACTTGTGAACCGTCAAGGATTTCTTGATCGTCGTTCATAAATACTCCATCGTTGGCTCATACATCGAGCGTGGGGAAAAGCCACCGCTATCCCAGCGGGGCACTACATTTAGTGGAGGGGTTGAGGCTCGGCCGCTGCGGCTCGGAACCGTCTTTTGCTCAACCCACCATGCACTCGAAACCGCGCAGCTTCATGGCCACTAAATTCGTTTGCCTTACGGCGAATTCAAAAATCCAGCAGAGGGAACGTAACGCCTCCCGGCGTGGTGAAGTCTTAACGCCCTTCTCTCAGGGCTTTGCGCTGCTTTTCAGGGAACGAGTAATAAGCCTTAGCTACCGTGTCGTGAATGACCGCATCCAGCTTCTTATCCTCGTATGCGCGCTGACGGTTGATTTCCTTCTGCTCCGCCTCGCGTCCCTCGTATGGGCGGCAGCCAGTGCGCTTGAGGTCTTCGCGACGTGCTGCGCGGCCCTCTACCCATTTGCCAGTCACTGGCGATTCGTAACCAGGCAGATCCGGCACAACCATTGGGCCTTCTCCGCGACGCTGCATGAACTCAAGCTTTGCCTTCCATGCTGCCTCGGCCTCTTCAGTCCCGAGCGTATAGCCCCAAAACGTGAGGTAATAGTCCTTGTCGCTCAAATCGCCTTGAGCATTGGTGTAATACGGGTTAATTGGCATTACTCACTCCATACCGGCAATGAAATGATTGTTTTGTCGGGTAGTATTTGAGGCGCTTTTCAATAGCATTGATGCATGCATTCTTGTTTGAGACATCAATGCCGCGAGCCAATATCATTGCGGCGAAATCTGTCACAAAGTACCCTCGACAATGCAACGTTGTTTGAATGATTTCAGCGACAGTGTTCATTATTCTGCTCCGGCATCATCTGCAGCTTGGTTGGCGGCAGATTCTTGAGCCGCTTGCAATGTCGTGGCTGCTGCGATTTCTGCCACTTCGACCTTGGCGGCATTGTTCATTTGCGTGATCAAGATTTCGATCTGCCTGTCGCGCTCCTTCATTTGCGCTTCCATCATCATGCGGAACTGCTCGAACCGAAGCTCGTTCTCATGGCGAAGCTGCTCGCGCTGCGCTTCAAGCTGATTCTGATGGGCGATTTGCTGCGCCTGCATCTCCTGCTTGTGCTGCTCGACCATCATTTCGTTCTGCTGGCGCTGCTGCTCGGCGCGCTCTTCCATCGCCAAGCGCTGCTGCTCAATCTGGAGGTCAACCTGCTTGGCGCGCTCATCCAATTGAGCCTGCATCTGCATTTTTTGCTGCTCCATCGCGGCATCCACCTGCGACTGATGCGCATCAGCCTGCGCCTTCATTTGCGCAATCATCACTTGCGGCGGCGGACCGGATTGCTGCGGCGGCTGCATCTTGTCCAGCGCATCCTCAACAACGAGCCCCATGCGAGCGCGGCGTGTGATCGCCATCAGCATCTCTTTCTGCGCGTCCACTGGCAATGCGCCGGCCTGCACCAGCGGCATCGTCTCTTTCATGAAGCTGCTCACGGCCTGCAGAATCTGGCCCAATCCGGCCATGTCGGCCTCAAGCGAGCCAGCAATGGTCGAATCCGTCTCGATGTCGATCCGATAGCAACGGTGGGCGCGGTCACGCAGCAACGCCATCACGTCTTCCCAGCTCGGCTGCTTCAGCAATTCAAGCTGGTCCTTGCTCGGCGGCTGCGGAGGCTGGGGCGAAAAAAAACCGGGCTGTCCCGGCTGCGCTCCTCCCATTTGCATCATTGGCGACATCACTGCATCGCTCCCATTGGCTGACCTTGCGGCATTCCTTGCTGCGAACCCTGCGGCGGCATTTGCTGCTGTGCTTGCTGTTGCTGCGCCTGCTGTTGTTGCTGCATGGCCTGTTGATATTGCTGGAACGCCCTCATCTGCGCTTGGATTTGCTGCTTTTCAGCGTTCGTCAGCAATTTCAAGCCGGTCATGTCGCGGATCGTTTCCATCTGAAACTTGTTTGCGATGATTTGGCACTTCAGGCGGATCAAATCGCGAACATAGCGCTGGAACTCCGACTGCATGCGCTTGAGGCGTTGCGTGCCCCATGTTGTCTTGATGACCTGCGCGCCCTTCGTTTCGTTCGGATCGGTTGCGCCGCGCATGATGTCAGCGATGCCGGTCAGCTCATAGATCACGGCTTTACACTCTTCGCGCTTCTGCGAGAGGATATTGAGCACATTCGCCGCCGTCTCAATCGGCATCATCCAGATGTGCTTATCCAGCCCTCCAGACTCCAAGAGCGCCTGCACGTTTGCAGCCGGCACTAGCGAGTTATCCGGCGAATCCTGCATCTGCGCGATTTCCTGCAACACAGAGTTGTAGATGCCGCGCACCTTCAGCACGTTGATCAGGTTGTTGATTCGTGCACTGACCGTATCCAGCTCTTCAGCCTGCTCTTTGTACTGCGAGAACAGCGTGATCGGCTCAAGCGAAGTCGGGTCTTCAATTGCGAAGATCGGGCGCGGAATCGGGAAGAAGCCATCAAGCTGGAGCGGATCATCTTCGATCTGCAGCGGCGACGCCTTATAAGATGTGCAGACGAAAAGGACTTCCTTATTGTCCTTGTCCCAAATCTCCCACACGTCCGCGCTCTTGAACAGTGACGTGAGATTCTGACCAGCCTTTTTGATGTCCTCGTCGGCTGCATCATCCAGCGGCACGTCGTTGAATATCTCGCCGAACTTCTCAACACCGCCAATCTTGCTGAAACGATGTCGGAATGCTACCCAGCGCACTTCGTCCCATGTTTTGCCGGGGCCATGCCGGAAGTCATCCCACTGCACATGTTCGCAGACGACAGCCTCGTATTTGAGGCGCTGCATCGGCTCAGATGCTTGCTGTTCTGCATATTCGCCTTCTTCATCCTGCTCCTCGTCGCCATCTTCGCGCGTCTCTTGGCTTTGGTCGGTCTCCATGTCCTCCAGATCCGGCACGTACTTGACGCGAGAGATGCCGCGACCGACCAGCAGCATGTCCATCAGGTCTTGCTTGAGCAGGCTGTCGAAGTCGTATGTGTCGATTGCGTAATCCGCGCAGCGCTCAAGCACTTGGCCACCAGTCTTCGCCACCGGGTCATCATCACGGAAGCGGCGGCGCACGTCCGGCTTCGGCATCGTGTTATAGATAGCCTGACGCAACGTCTCTGTGTTCGCCCACAGGATATTGAAGCCGTTCTTCTTCTTTTTCGTGCCGCGATAGCGCTTCAGCACTGCCTCGGCGTCCTTGCGCCAATCCTTGTGATTCTTCTTAGCAATATTCAGCTCAAGCGCCCAACGCTTGACGATATCCGACTCGGTGAGGCCGATATCTTTGGGGCTGCTGTAGCCTGCTTGAGTTTCGTCAGACATTGTTTAGATGCCAGTGCCAAGGGTTGCGTAGATTGTCGAGCCAGTGTTGGCCGCAATCACGGAGATTTGCGTAACGCCGTCCGGCAGCGTGAATGCACGAGTTGTCCCGGCCAGAAGCGGCATGGAAGTTGTCAGACTTGCCGTCACACTGCCCATCGCGAAAAACACATCTTGTATACCAATGACGGTCAGCATGATTGTCTGCGGACCGTTTGCCATCGGCGTAGGTAGCGTGAGCTGCTGGCTAGACGCCGTCACGGCCAAATTGGTTGTATTCGACGCGCCAGGAACTGGCTGGAACGGGAAATCACTCGGCTTCATTCTCTGTTTCTCCTGCGCTGTCTTTGCAATATGTCGTTAAATGTCATGTTCCCTGCGTGCTTGAACTCTGGCTCAGGATTCGGGATGTCCTTGATCTCTTCGCGCCATGAAATCGCCAACATACGGAAGCCATCTGCAGGGTGCGATGTCCAATCATGTCGCGGACGATCTCGAAAACACTTCTTGTCGTCGTCCCACTCACGCTGATACTGCTTGAGCGCATCAACGCCGAACTCCGTTCGCACCCTATCGAACACACAGCGCGGCAACATGGAGCGGACTGCCTGAATGCCGTCCTGGAGGCTTAAGCTCGGCACAATCCTGACGCGATCGGTTCCAAGCGCCTTCCATGCCATCTCTTGTACTGATCTACCCATGGACGCAAACGTTTTGGCGCGAGCATCGTGCGGCAGGTTGTGCCATCCATAGCGGTAGCTGCGGCGGTGTTCAAGGCCTTTGATTTCTTCGCCCCACCTGATCGACACGCCATCCATAAACCAGTCGTCGTTCTCAATCTTCCTGCCGACGATTTGCTCAAAGTAGTGACGCGGATCTTTTCCCGAGCTTCCGTAGTACTCCAGTACTCGCGCCTCGCCGCGCACAACCTGATACCACCAAATGCCTGTGTCGTCTGAGTAGCCAAGATCCCAAGCTGTATGCACTGGATAGCTTGGATCAGCATCAACACGACAGACGCGCCCTTCTTGCTCAACCTTGCGCATCTCGCCGCCGTAGTAGGCGCCGAGCAATGCAGCGTCGAAGCTGCACATGTATTCCTGCTCGAACTTTGACGTCCCGGCGTCTTCACCGAAATCATCAATGTAGACCTGCAACTCAGCGTCCAACTCAGCCTGAGTCATAGCGCCCGTATCAAGTGCGGTCAGCAGCTGGGCAAAAGCGCCAGGCTGATTTTTTGCCGCCTCATACGTGCGCTTTGCGTGGTTGTTGCCACGGGGCGTGGTGATGAATATCTGCCAACCGCCGTTTTCCTTGAGAATCGGCCTCAGATACGCTCTAGCGCTAGGATTCGCCAGCGCCCACTCGGAATACACAATCCCAGCCGGCGGCGAACCAACCAAGCTATTGAAATTGTCAGAACCTACAACCTGCCAAGTCGAGCCGTTGACGAACTTAATCATCATCTCTTGCTCGCGGGTCGTTGCCCGAATCTCTGCCGGGAATGCCTCGTCTATCCGGCGCTTGCCAGTATGTGGATTCACCGCATCCCAAATGGCTTTACGCGCCTGAGACGCTTCGGGGAGCATGTGCCAATACGTCGCTACACGCTCAAATGCCGCGCAGGCAGTGCGATGTAGAGCCACTTCATCCTTACCGCTACGTCGCGCCCAGATCAGTTCTGCGTGCTTCCCGCCGTTTTCGAGGTATTCCCAGACTGGCATCTGGTAACCTCGTGGCCTCCAATTATTTGGAAGCTGTATTCTTGCCATATCGGACGATCTCGACTACCAGCGGGGCACCGCCTTCGCCACTAACCTCCTGCTGCACCTTGTCACGCCATTTATCCGGCTGGCGATTCTTAAGCCAGAAGATACAGGCCGTCACATCCGGGCCGACGTAGTCATCAACCTCTTTCACGTCAGTGATGACCCCACCGACATTGGCAGTCACTGTCTTTTTACCGGTATAGCCTGTTGCGCGACTATAAAGCGACTCGGCCACCTTGACATCCGCTAACAGCTTCCCCTTTTTTAGGGACTCCACAAACTCTTGGTGCTTCAGTTTCCAGTTGTTGAGCGTTGATTCGGCAATACCGAAAAAGTCTGCAATCTCTTTATCTGTTGCGCCGAGCTTGCACAGTTTTTCGACCTGTTCGCAATATTCTGGCTTGAAATCTGTTGGGCGGCCCATCTCACACGCCCTCTTTCATCCGCTTGTAAAGAGCGTTATTAGATGTGATGTTCGCTGCCATCAGATCCAGCATCGAGATGCCGCCCTTGATCGGGAAGCGATGGATGGCATAGCCAAAGCGGCCACCTACCAAGCGCTGTTGCGGCTCTACGCGCTTGTCAAATATTGTGGAGCGGAATGTCTGGTGAAAGTTACTCATCTCTCATCACCAAGGATTGCTTGGTGCCTCGATCAATTGCCGTTTATGCGCTTTTCTGCGCGTTGCAACCGCCTTAGCTGGCGTCGGTCAAGCCATTTGCAGTCTTGCGTACTCCAAACCGGAGCGCTTTTAAAATGTGCGAGAAGCCGTGCTCTGCGAAGGCGAAGACCGGAAACCGGCGTTCGTCCGATCGGGCGCTCTTTCACCATGATTACGGGTTATTGAATGCCGCTCGAATGGCGGTATTTTTGGCTGCATCGGTATTTGCAGTGGTCACATCCACCCACTTAGCCATCCCGCCCGGATTGCCATTGGCTGTTGCTCCCAACTGACAGTAATAGCTGGTTGTCGTTGTGTCAGCGTTATAGCTGCGCAGAATCTGAATTCCTCGGCCGCTCGCATCTGGGTCGAGTAAAGCTTGAAGGGCTGCGTCTGACATATTTACTCCTTACTGTAGACTTTAAGCGGCCTCAAGAGCCGCGACGCTTGCCAGCGGCGTTGCGAAGTTTGCCGCAACGGTATCGTGGATCGATTTAGTCGGATGCACGCCATCAACGCAATACGCTTGGTAGATATCGAACGTGTCACCAGCGGACGGAGCCACAGTCAAGCCGACAACTGCCAAGCCAGTCAGCGACGTGCTACCGTTGGAATACAGCGTGAGCGTGCTATTGGTGTTTGTGCTGATGACAGCGGTTTGTCCGCTCGCTGCGCCGCTCGTCATCTTGATCGAGTATGTGGCGAGGCCTGGATTCGAGCTTGCAGCAGATGGCACAGGGAACGGCGTACCAGACACGGCCAGAGACGTTGTCGTCGGCGTGCCAGTCAGCGTATAGCTGCCATATGCAGATGTTGGAATAAGCCAATAACCACCGTTGGCCGTCAGCACATTGGATGCATTGACCTCTGCGGCTGCGGCCATGTCGAACGTCATCCAGATATCTGGAGACGGCGTGCCGCCCGAGATTACTGGGCTATTTGAGCCATCGACTTGGCAACCGCCGCGTACCCAGTTGTTGTAGTTCTGCCGCTGCGCCTCAGCCGCAAAAGCAGACTGCGCGCCGATCGTCAAGCCAGCATCTGTCATCGTGACACGGGGGAATACTGTCGTGATGATGTACTTTTTGCCAGCTTTCCTGAACATCTTGCCGCGAGCAAGATGGTTTGCTGCGATTGTCGTCCACCCTACGCTTGCTGCGAGATCGTTTGTTGCCAGGTCAGACACGATGACATCGGCGAATTCGAATTTGCGCGCCCGGTTGCGGACAATGCGTGTGCCATCAAAATACGGCCCGATCTTCGAGCCGCCGATGCTGTGATTGTAGAAATTGAGCCCAGCAGTGATACAGCCTTTGCAGAACCAATTGCCGAAATCACGGCCAAGTGTGTCGGCGGTCAGCGTGTTGATCGACGTGCCGAACATAATGCTGTCACCGTCGCCCGCAACAGCCACGCTGATGACATCGTTGCCGAGCACAAGCGACGGTCCAACACCATAGGATGACGACGGGCCAGCGCGACCAGTAATCGCGCCAGTTGTGCCGGTCTGGTTGGTACCAGCGCCAGCACTCGTGGACTGCACATTGCCGGATTCACCTGTCTGGAGGTAATTCGTTGCCAACAAAGTGCCGTTGCCAGACGGCGGCGTGATGCTCGCTACTTGGCTCAAATAACCGAGATCAACAAATGTGGTACCAGGCATCTTGACTTCGGCGTAGAACTGTTCGTTGCCCGAGCTTGTGCCGCGATAGATGCGCACCGAGTCGCCATACGTCGCATTGGTCCAACTGATCAGAATTGCCAACGTCCCAGACGAGCCAGTTGTTGCAGAGAATTCCGCAGTCGGCCCAGACTCAACGCCATTGTCGATGGTAGTCAGTTTGTAGTAATACGTCGTGCTCGGCGTAAGCGAGCCACCAGAGACAGCCGATGCCGACTGCCCAGTCGGAAATTTTGGGATGCGCGCGAATGTCGTGATCGCGAATGTGGCCCCGGCAGGGACAAACACCCCGAGCGGGTCCGTCATCTTGCCGTTTGTCCCTGGGGTGACTACCCATGTGTCGTTGCCGTTGACAGACATGCGGTAGCTTGTCGTGTTCAGCGGATATTCAAGCGATGCTTGATAAATCTGTGGCGTAAGTTGCTGCGGCTCGTTGCCAGAACCAGCGCCAGCAGATGCCGCCCCGGCTTCGTACAACGCTTGAACAATTGAAACGGCGTTATGAGGTGTGATTAGGCGACGCGTGGATGCGCTGAAGTCAGTGCCAACAACGAGCCCCTGAACGTTGCACGCGTTGGCGCCAATTGGGCGCATCCGAGTGCGATATGCTATGTCGCGCTTTCCCTGCGGACTGAGCGGAGCACCGCTAGGCATTAGACGCCCTCCCATACAATCAGAGTTGAGCCAGCGCCGCCAGCGATGCATTGGAATGCGTTTGTGGGCGCGCCAGCAGTCCATGATTCGGAACCGCCTTGTGCGCCAGCGCCACCAGCCGCGTAGATCATGCCTACACCAGCAACAGCCGCCGCGGCTCCTGCTGTGATGGTTACATCTTGAGTTCCAACAACCATCCATGCCAGATAACGACGAATCGGATTCGCTGCTACGACTTGCTGGCTTGACCCAGTCACAGCAATTGTCGTCTGCGTCACGTTAAACGGCACAGAGAGGGTTGGGGTGCTCATTCTTACCTCAGAAATAAAAATGCCCGCTAACCTTTCGGCTGCGGGCCAAGCACATCACGGGGAGGAGATGTGAGGGAGAATTAGTGCTTACTTGCTTCGATGATCAACTCGACGCGCTTCATGTCGTCGGTCGTAGCGATCGAATGTTCGTATCTTGCAATCCTGACGAGATTTTGCAGAGCTACACGGTATTTAGCCGCATCCTCGTCGGAGCAGCCGCTCACGATCTGGAACTGCGCCGTGAGCGCTTCTATGACATCACTGCTGTTCCGGAGATTGAGCATGCTTAAATTTCCGGAACAGGTCATCCAGCATCCGGTTCGTTTGGACGTTCATTTCTATGCGCCTTGATTCGGCATCGTTCAGCACGACGCGGCGAAATCCTCGGAGTGTTTCGACAATGGTATTGCGATCAGGACGAGATGCGACTAGCGAGTCCGCTAGTGCTTCAATCGTTTCTGATACGCGGTCCATGATGTGTCAAATTAACATTGCGGAGACGTGTCCGTTGACCAATACTTCCCCTGTTTGATCAGCGGATTATCGAATGGAACAGAGTTCTGCCTGCTGAGTGCTTTACAGTATTCTTCAAGCGCTGAGCGATTTGTCTTTGCTGGCTCACCACCAACAGGCGGCGTCACCTTGCTAAATACTGTTTGAATATGTTCGCGAATGGATTTCCACTGCTCAGCCGTAGGCGGACAATCGCCCGACAACTCAACGAATCCATTTAGCCAATAGCAGAATTGTTCAGGTGTCATATTTTCCTCGCTTCCTACAGCTCGAAATCCGTTGACTTCGGCTTATTCATCTGGCGCTCCGCCTTGTGCGTGCGCTTTTTCGTGAACTTGCCGCCATTCGGGCTGATGCAGCCCCCGAATTTGTTGAAAGGACGCGCTGACCAATATTCGTAGCCAGCTGGCTTGCTGCCTCGAATTGTTCTGCTCATCCTTGCCTTACTATATAGTTGGCCCGCCCAAGACTATCGATGCTTGGTGCAGGCCGTACGCCGATTGGGCGTAATTAACTTGGGTGGAAGCCGGGAATCGAACCCTGGCTATCTGTTTCACAGACAGATGTGCTGCCACTACACTAGCAACCACACTGAAAATGTTGATGGCGACCGGAGTCGAACCGGCGACACGCAGGTACTTGTAGTAGCTTGGAGTCGCGACTGTCCCAGAGGCCGCATTCCCTGCTGTTCTACCACTGAACTACGCCATCAAGGCAGATAGCTGCTTCCCCGTACCAATAGGGGGTGGCCTGTGCAACTACCTGCCTTCATGACGCTCAAATCCAGCCGACAATCCACATCATCAGCACTGCGCACCAAATCCAATAGCTCACGATGCATCTCCGGGGAATATGTACCGCTGCAGCTTAAAGTCACGGATTACCAGCTTGGCGCGAGTTACAAACGGATTTGTGAACCCATATGCCGATTCGCCGGGGCCAAGATCCAAGATGCCATCTTTCAGAAAAACAGCGCTAGCCTGCTGCGTCATGTCGTAGTGGCTACCAACCATGCCGCTACTAAGTTGGCGTCTGATGGTGTCGTTTGCGCTCATGACAGCACCTGTCGCGCAAGCCAGAAAGCCGTTGTCCATGACCAGTTATCGTGCCGCTGCTCTGCGGGGCGATCCTGCTCGGTTTGGTGATGCTTGAGATCGAACTCAGCCATGAGTTGGCGTTGCTCGGTCTTTGTCATTGGCTTTTGGGCTTGCATGACATCTCCTCGAATGGGAGCGTAAACGCGAAAAGCCCGCGATCCTGTTGAGATGCGGGCTTTTTTCAGGGCGAGCGAATCCACCCCGTACCGCAATATTAAAACAGAAATTCCGCGTTTACAACCCCTAATTACAAAAATTGTGTCGCCGTTGCGATATGGACCCGCAACTTGCTTTCCAACTCGGCTCTTGCGTCGGCCAAGCAGGAAAGGAAATCGACGGAATCGAATCTCCAGACCGTGGAAATTCCGCAGCTTTTATAAATCGCCCAGCGCCAGCACGGCTTCAAATCCTCAATAATTGCCCCAGTGGCCTCCCCTACCTTCATGTCTGCCTTGCGCTGTTCAACATAGGGATCGGACTCGTACCCAATCGGATTATCTTCATCCCGCTCTTCCGGGCCTGCGTGCAGCTTCATGCGGGAAGCGCTGAGATCGCGATCATCACTAAGCATCCAATCCTTCCAGCATTCCAGGCATATTGATAGTCCGTCTTGCCTTACGACTGGGTGCACTTGAACGTCCTCTTTGCGCACGCGTCTCAGAACTTGCTTTTCTCTGTTTTCCACTTGCAGCCCCCTTTCCCTAGTAAAATGTCAGCTGCATCACGTTTTAATGTCCTTCTTTGCCCCGTTATGTGCGGGGCTTTTTATTTACTCTGCCGCCTCGAATACCTTCTGCTTGGCCGTCTCTAGCTCCCATAAGATCTCCGTTGCATCGCCATCAGAACTCGCAATGTAGAACTGATCGTC